TAAAGACATCAAGAAGATTTACAACATTTATAAGAGAAGATGGTAGAACAGAGTTGAGATTTGGTGCTGGTACATCTGATAGTCCTGATGAAGAGATAATTCCAAATCCAGATGAGGTTGGTTCTACTTTACCAGGTTCACCAACTTATCTGAATACAGCTTTCGATCCATCTAACTTTTTAGCAACCAAAGCTTATGGTCAAGCTCCATCCAACACACAATTAACAATCACTTACAGATATGGTGGTGGTGTTGGTAATAATGTTAGAGGTAATAGCATTAGAAGTATACAATCATCTAACATAGACTTAGATGAGACAAGTCTAAATGTAGGACTAGCTGCTACAACTAAAAACTCCATAGCTATAAACAATCCAACACCAGCAGCTGGTGGAAGAAGTGCTGAGAGTATTGTAGAAGTAAAAAACAATGCATTAGCTTACTTTCAAGCTCAACAAAGAGCCGTTACAAAAGATGATTATATTACAAGAGTTTATGCACTACCACCTAAGTTTGGTAATGTAGCTAAAGCGTATGTTGTACAAGATAGTCAATTAGATAGTAAATCAGGTGCTAATGCAGATGCTCGTATAGCAAATCCATTAGCTCTTAATATGTATCTATTAGGATTTGACGCGAACAAAAAATTGACAACAGTAAATCAAGCAGTAAAAGAAAATGTACAAACTTATCTAACTCAGTTTAGAATGGTAACTGATGCTGTAAACATAAAGAATGCTTTTGTAATTAATATCGGAATAAAATTTAATTTACTTACAAGAACCGGTTACAATAAGGAAGAAGTTGTTTTAAAAGCTATACAAAGAGTAAAAGACTACTTTAATGTTGATAACTGGCAAATCGGACAACCAATAGTTTTAGCCGATATAGCTTATCAATTATCATTAATTGATGGAGTATCAGCTGTTGTTCCTCCTGAAGAAGATAATCCTAATGGACACTCTGTATTAATTACTAATAAGTTTCAAGCAAGTAGTGGTTACTCAGGCAATGCTTATGATATCAATGGTGCTACAAGAGATGGAATTGTATATCCATCGTTAGACCCAAGTTGTTTTGAATTAAAATTTCCAAATACAGATATTGAAGGTAGAGTAGTTGGTAATACATCAGGAGGTAACTAATGCATTATTTTGTTTTTCCAGAAATAGATACGACAATTTATCAGGCAAGTGGTAGTAGTAACGCAGGTAGAGATGAAATTTTAGAGGTGCAAAAAGCAATGAGCCCCTCTGGTGGTAATGTTAAAGTTTCTCGTATTTTAATAAAATTTGATATTACTAAAATATCTTCTTTTATAAGTAGTGGTTTAATATCGTCTGATAGAAAATTTTATTTAAATCTTTACGATGCTGGTTCAGAAGCTCTAAAGGTAAGTCAATCTTTATTTGCTTATCCCGTAAGTCAAAGTTGGGTTGAAGGACAAGGAACTTTTAATGATACACCGGCCACGACAGAAGGTGCTAGTTGGCAATATAGAGATGGTCAAAACTTGAAAACTCCTTGGAGTGGTTCTGCTACAGAACTTATCGGTGGCGGTTGGCACGAAGAGGTTTACGCGTCACAATCTTTTAAATATGAAGATACTGATATGAGAATGGATGTAACACCGATAATGAATAAATGGTTGGATGGTACATATCCTAACAATGGTTTTATTGTGAAGAGAAGCGGTAGTTTTGAAAATATAAATACAAATGAAGACGAAGGTAGTTCAGAACATTTAGGTAACTTTAAATTCTTTTCAAGACAAACCAATACAATATATCCACCAAAATTAGAAGTTGAGTGGTTTGATACAAAGTGGAGTACAGGCTCATTGAGTGGTTTATCTTCTACTGAATTAGAAGACATGTCTATTTACATGAAAAATTTAAGACCTGAGTACAAAGAAAACTCTAAGATAAAATTTAGATTATGTGGTAGAGCTAAATATCCAACTAAATCTTTCTCAAACACATCGTCAGAGTACCTTACTCAAAAATATCTTCCAAGTGGTAGTGTAGAAAATATTGGTGGTGATGGTGTTTACTACTCAGTATTAGATGGACAAACAGACGATGTAATAGTACCATTTGGTTCAGGCTCTTTAGTAAGTTGTGACTCAACAGGAAACTATTTTAACTTATGGATGAACGGATTGCAAGCAGAGAGATATTACAGATTTTGTTTTAGGGTTGTAAGTGGTAGTAACACAACAGAGGAAACTATACAACATTTTGATGATGATTTTGAATTTAAAGTAGTGAGATAAAAAATGCCTTACACACAAGAGGAATTACAGAAGTTAGATTTTTACCAAAATCTAATCAATGAAGATGAACAACAATATCTACAGAAAAAAGCTGATTTAGAACTTCAAGCAGATATCTCAGGCTCTGCTAATAGAGGTGCTATTGTAAGAGATAAATCAAACACAATCCTTTTATTTGAAGACCCTTATCAAAATCAATTACAAGAGGATGAGTCTTCTAAAATAGTTTATGATTTAAAAGTAAAAAAATTAAAAACAGATGATTCTATAAACCAAATATTATCAAGAGAATTTAGAGAGTTATAATGGCTAGTAAATTAAACGAAAGAGATAAGGCACTTTTAGATGGTAATCTTTTTGATATCGTTGGTAATAAACCCTATGAAAATGGTAAATGGGGAACCAACGAAAAAGATTGTGTCTATTTAGAAATATTTGATACTAATGGAAATCTAATAGAATACAATACTTTATCTGTTTCACAATTTATTGTAAATTCATCAAATGATAATATAGAGTTTTATCCTGGCTCACATATAAGAGGATTGGGTTTTGAGAGCGGTACATTTAGGGTAAGATATAATTTTATCAGAAAATTAGCTGGTGATGAATCAGCAGTACTACTTCATACATTAGATAAAAATAATACTAAGATTGGTGATGTTTATACGAATACAGATAAACTTTATATAACAGAAGATGGTATAGTATACAACGTAACAGAACAAGAGTTCAAAGATAGTCCAGCTACTGCTGAACAACTAGCAGTAGAAGATTTGAAGTATCAAATAGATGAGATATCACCAAGTAGAACGGAAGTTAGACTAAAAGCTAAAAGAATAAACAGTTCTTACATAGATGATTTTATAAATATACAAACAAAAAATAAGTATGAAAGTGTTGTATCAAATATAAATTTTGTAGGTTCTAACAAATACGAATCTTTAGATTTAATTCTCACACCAGAAAATAATAGTTTTCGCTTTACTCAACAAATGGTAAATGGTACACTAACTTTACCGGATGTTTACAAAGTAGATGAAATAGAAAGTGCTGTTAGGTCAGAGGTAAATGTTGTAGAAAACGCTGCTCTTGAAAATCTAAGGTTAGATGAAAATGGAAACATAAATTTCTATGGTGACAGAAGAGGATGGGATCCTGAGTTACATCAAGATGCGGTAAGAGCAGAAGGTTGGGAAGTAGGTTTTAGAAGTAACACTCAATTTGGAAGTGGTGGAATTTGGGAAGGTACAGAGCATTTAGGTTATCACGCAAAGGTTGTACAAAAAGAAGGTATAGCTGGTGGTAACTGTATAAAGTTTACAGACAACAATGGTATATTCGAAGCTTCTCCGGAATGGCCTACAGGATACCCTCACAGATTACAACTTATTGGTCAGTATGGCTTACAAAAACTTAGTAGTTTAGGGGTAAAGGCGGGTGACTTTATTAATATCAAAATGGATATTAAGAGTACTGTGCCTGGAAAAGGAGTAAGTACTGCTATAGCTTATGCAGGTGAACTTTTAACAGAAGATAAGCCTGAAAATCCACCACAAGGATTTTTCGATCCTAATAATCCTGGTCCAACAGAAACAAAACCTGCTAATCCACCTGAAGGTTATCAAGCAAATACAGCAGCTGCGGCTAGTGAGGTAGAACCAAAACCTGGAGAGACTCTATCACAAATTTTAACGGATAATCCTGACTTAGTAGCTATTGGATTTGGAAAAGTTAGAAGACCTAACCTACCAATAATTCCGGCAGAAATAGGAGACACCACCGCGAATACAAACCTCGATGGAAAAGGAGCTTGGAAAATATTTAATATATTTGACGATGGTGATATAGTTTACACTTGGTCTCCAAACTTAACAGAAAATTTATTAGTTGGAACTTCAAGTACTGGAGGTGAGTGGGTTTGGAATGGTAACGCGTGGAATCCATCACCGGATGTTGCTGATAGTCCATTACCACCCGCAGGAGTTGTAAATAACCCTAACGCCGTAAATCATCACCCTTATGTAGTAAAAGATTCACCTGAGGAGTATGTTGGTAATTCATTTTATCCAAGACAAACATACAGAGGTCAGAACAGAGGATGGCAAACAGGTACATTCATGCATCAAGAAGAGGAAAGTATTGTAAGAGGTTCCAATAGTTCAGAATATAAAACTACAACTATGCTTGTTAAGGATGATTTAATTTGGTTTACGGATTTTACAAGAGGTAGTACGGATAATAAAGCTATAGTGGTTAAAGATTTTGATACTTTTTTTCCTAACATACGAAATGAGATAATTGATACCGAAACCAATAAATCTTTATACGATGATATATTCGAAAAAGGTTTTATACAATCTATAACCAGAGATGCTGACAAAGACTTTATAATATTTTACAACAACGGAGATACCAACGATGATGGCTCTGCGACTTCAAACTCTAATAAATGGTTTGCATTAGATAAAGATGGTGACAATTACAATATAAAAACGATAGATGATAAAAAAGTTTTACTTTTATCCGATATTAACAATGGACTAAACGACCTTGTTGCTTTAGAACCAAAAAGATTTGAGGTGTGTTATGGTAATCCAACAAATAATCCAGGTGATTTTCCTGATGGTTTTCTTTTTTCTTTCTTCACATCAGACCAAGTTTTTATAAGCACCAAAGATAAGTCTGAAGATTTAACTCCTTTAGCATTCGATAGAACTGATACATATGGACAGAATGGTCGTTACTTTAAAGGTTTAGGACCGAACCTTTTTCCTCATGTAATGATTGGACAAGGTGGAGAACATAGTGGTGGTAGGACAGAATCATTTTTAGCTATAACTCAAGATTCTGGTGAGTTTGTTAGAGTTTACAAAACTACAGGAACAGAAGGATCATCCTTTGATGATATTCAAGAATATTTTTACGATTGTGGTGTGGTTGGTACTGATGGAGATCCTTTAAGTTATGGTGTTAGAAATTCAGGTGCTGAAAATTATGGTAGGTTGAATGAAGATGGTACTATTACTACATTTAGTCTTAATAACGATAATCCTTTTCTCGATATTTTATACGACAACGGAACAGCTATATTTGATTTTGAAATAAATCCTCGACAGATAGGTGTTGAGAGTGAAGAACGTTTGTGGAAATGGAATGGTTATGAATGGGTTGATAATGGATTGATGCCCCCAAGATATGATTATCAAGAAACAGGAAGAATTACTGTAGCACCATCAGAAGCTGGTGTATGGGAAACAATAGAGGTTAGTACTATAATACCTGCTGATTGGACAGTTGACCAATCTTGGAACTTTTGGTTATATGGAAATGGAAGACAACTTGAAGGTGATGAAAGACAACAAGGAATAGTATGGGTTGATAATGTATTTATAGATTTTACATACACAGACCAATCGGAAACGAGAGATGTATTGAGACCTTATCAAGCTCAAATTCAATCTGTTAGTGCTGATGGATTGGCAATTCAAGTAGATAAAAATTACACAGAGATAGCTATACAAGAAGGACAGCAAGATATAAACGAAACTGTAGATGGTTTCCAACCGCCTGAATTACCAGAATCATTTGATAATTTCTTTGTAACTTATTTTAATTTAAATCCTAAAGATTTAAGAACATATTTAAAGTTTGATAATCAAATGTTACTAACAACAAATTTTAAACAAGATGTCATATCCGTAACAGAGTATCCAAACTCGGTGGTTTATAAAATGTATGAACCTTTACCAGCAGAGTATCAAAAGTTAGACGAATGTATAGTAGTTAAAGAAATGACAGAACCTTTAGAAGAAACAATAAACATTGTAGATTTTATACCTGAAGAAGAACCAAGATTAGTGTTAAAAACACCTGATTTGAAAAATGTAGAAAGTCCTATACAAGTTAGGTCGTCTAATTACAAATCTGAAACTGAAATCTTAACAGCAGACACTAATGTATCGAGTGAGTTAAGAAATGAATTTTTAAGTCAAAGTTTAGATAGTGTAGAAATAAATACAGATTATTCTCGTTATGAAAACTTTGTTAACTTTAGCTCTATAGAAAAAAGACTTAGAAATTTTAAAACGAAATTAGAAAATATAGATAGTTACAAAGTAAGTAGCGCTTCTTATGTTGGCGTAAGTGGTTCAGCATCTGATTTAAAAATATATCATAATAAGATACAAGAAACTAAGAATACTTTAGATAGTTTTGAGAGCTACATGTACTTTGAAAGTTCATCATATCAAAGTGGTTCTTTAGGAGTGTTTTACGATAATGCTTGGCCTAAAACAAGCGGAGATGGCTCATCTTTAAATCCATATGTTTTAGCAGAAACAAACTCTGCAAAAGCTAGGTCTTGGTTTAACAATGCTATAACATCAGCTTCATTGTATGATAATGAAAACAACAACAAATTAAGTAGTATACTTCCTGAATTTATAAAATTTGATAGTAGTAATCAAGAATACTTAACCTTTACAGATATGATTGGTCAACACTTTGATGGTATATGGGAGTATATAAATGCTTTATCAGACACATACGACAGAAGAGATAAATTAGACGAAGGTTTATCAAAAGAATTACTTTACAACGTAGCAAAATCTTTAGGTTGGAATTTAAGTGATGGTAAAGATTTAATAGATTTGCCAAGATACGCTTTAGGTAAAGAAGTAAGTGGCTCAACTTTTTCTGATTATTCTGTAATACCTGAAAGAGATATAAGTAGAGAGATATGGAGCAGGATAGTAAACAACATGCCTTTCTTCTTAAAGAACAAGGGTACTGTTAGGGCTCTAAAAGGATTGATAAATATCTATGGTATACCATCTACTATATTAAGAGTTAAGGAGTATGGTGGGCCTAATGTTCCTGATAATAAAAATCCACAATTTGAGATAACAAGAAAGTTTACCAAAGCATTAGACTTTAGAGGTGGACAATCGGTTAAGACTGCTTGGACTAATGATGGTTCTACAGGTAGAAAGCCGGATACTATAGAATTTAGGTTTAGAGCAGCTACTGGTTCTAATCAAATACTTGTGGAAAAACAAGATAGTAACAATCAAGACTTTTTTATTAGAATTAAAGACAATGGTTCTTCAGACAACTATGGCTGTGTTTCTTTTATGATGTCTGGTTCAAAGGTTGGTATTGACCAAGGAGAGTATAAAGAAATAACTTCATCTGCTTTACCTGTATACGATGGGGATTTCTATTCTGTTATGGTTGCTAGAACTTCTGGTAGTGATGATACTGCTATATCACAATCATATCAACTAAACGTTGGTAAATATGATGCTAGTAGAAGTAAGATACATCTTTACAGCACATCTACTATGGATGTTACACAAGCTGCTTCGTCTTCGTTTAGTAATGCTTGGACAGGCAGTGGTGACCTTTACATTGGTGGTAGTGGTAGTGCGGCTAATGTGGGAGTTCAGTTTAGTGGTTCTATTATGGAGTATCGTCAATGGACAGAAACATTAAATACATCTTCATTTAAAAATCACATAGCTAATCCAAAAGCGTATGATGGTAATAGTGTTTCTTCATCATACGAAAACTTAGTGTTGAGATATTCATTTGATGACAATAAAAATTTAACTTCCGATACAGAAGGTATTAGAGATGTTAGTTCAAATCAAACAACAACATTATCAGGTTCTCACGCAGGATTTACAGGAAACTTTTTTAGAAGTGTAGTTGATGAACAGAAAACTCACATACCAAGTATTGGTGCTCTAAGAAGAAGTACTAATAAAGTTAGAATAGAAAGTAATCCGATAGTAAACGACCAAGCTTTAAATCCAGATAGAAGGGTTACAAATAGTTCTTACGATACAGCGCCAACCGATTCTAATAAAGTAGGTATATTTTTTGCTCCTACCGATGTTATAAATAATGATATAATCAATTCGGTTGGGGATTTGAACTTTGAAAACTTTTTAGGTGACCCGAGAGATAAAACGGAGTTAAGCTATAGAGGATTGAATTATGTAGCTGATAACTATTGGAAAAAGTATACAGCACCAAATAACTTTTGGGATTATATGAGATTGATAAAATATTATGACCAATCTTTATACCCACAGTTAAGAAAACTAATACCTGCTAGAGCAAAGCCAGATATTGGTTTATTGATAGAACCTAATATTTTTGAGAGACCAAAGGTAGTAGTTGGTAAAAAACCGACTGCTGAAAATAAATTTTATAGTGCTTCTATAGATGTTTCTAAAGAAGTATTAGTTATAACAGGTTCTTACAATCATGGTTCTCTTGTAACAAGTTATGAAGCATACGATGGAAAAATAAACATCTATAGTTATGAGACTGGTTCTTCTGTTGTTTCTTCAAGTGGTGCTAATCTACTAAAAGAAGCTAGTGGTTCTGAAGTAAGAGACTCTTTTATAGATAGAAGTATTTGGCAAAGATTGGGTGAAGGTGATTACTCGAATGTTACGATGTCATTTGGTGATACTCTTAATGGTGTTAAAGGTGGACAACAAGATATTATTAGTGGTTCAAGAATTTACAGAGTCAATCAAAAGACTAATAACTTCTACACTTCATCAGCTGATGCTCTAATAGAAAATGCAAACTCATCTTCTTTTGAAAATACGGATTTAGATAACTTTAGTCACCTATTTCAAGGACTCAGAAATTCATTTTATGAAGGTGTAAAGAATAATAATAAAACAACTATAGATGGTAAGCCTGTAATCGAAGTGATTATATCAGCACCAACTAAGTTAGTTACAACAGAAGAAGGTGAATCAACTCTTAAAACAGGTGATGGTATAGTACCAGATTTTAAAGAAGACGATAAAGACATAGAACAACTAACAGAAACCTTTGAAGAAAAAAGAAGGAAAATTAAAAAGAAGAAAAGAAAAAGAGGGTTGATGAATATGAAAGTTAGACCTGAAACGGATACTGATAGAAAAATGAAAATAAATCTTGATAAGATAAAGTCTAAAATAGCTAAAGGTCAGTTAATTGTAGAAAACGATGCAGATGGTCAACCAATCAAAAAACAAGAATTTAAAGACTCATTCGTAAAAGAAATTGGTACATCAGATGATGGTATAGACGATGGAGTTTTAAATAATGAAAAATAATAACAAAAATTTAATATTGTGATATTTATATATGAATCACATTATACAAAAATTTCAAAAAAAATATAATTAGGAGTAAATTATGGGATTTCTAAATAACACTACTGTAACTGTAGACGCTATTCTAACCAAAAAAGGTCGTGAGTTATTAGCTCAAGGTACAGAAGCATTCAATATAACTAAATTCGCTTTATCGGATGATGAAGTTGATTACAATTTATTCGATGTCACCCACCCAAATGGAAGTGACTCTTTTGGAAAAGTAATTGAAAACATGCCTTTGTTAGAGGCAATACCTGATGAAAATCATGTGATGAGGTATAAACTAATTACTTTACCTAAAAATACAATTAAGATGCCAATAGTAAGTGTATCAATAGACTCTATAACATTCAATGCTTCTGAAGGAGTAAATCAACCAGCTAGATTGGTTACTGCTACAACAGCAAATGTGACTGATAGTAGTTACACATTTATATTACACGATCAAAGTGTAGCTAGTATGACTGTATCAGAAGGAGCTGGTGGTGGAGTTGGCGCTACAACGCCTTTCTTCTTAGGTGAAGATGACGCTCCTAATAGTAAAACAGTTGTTGCGACATCGGTAAATATTAATGTTGGTGCACCTGTTAATAATGTGAAAGCAACACAATTAACAATTATCGGTAATGACACAGGCGCTACTAAATCAATAACGATTACCAATAATGTAACAGTAGCATCTTTAATCAATAGATAAGGTAGGAGTAAACAATGGCAATTTATAAAGATTTTAATATACAACCTGAGAATAGTTTAGTTTCAAGTGATGTTGTTACTAATGTAAAAGATACTGTTTCTTCAGGAATGTGGGCTGATGGGGCTAGTAGTATCTCGGCTTACTTTACATCTTCCACACAATCAGGTTCATCAGGTATTTATTATTTAGATGTTTATTCAGCTAATCCACAATCAGACTCTACTGCTAAACCACAATTTTCTGTTGCTTATGGACATTTTAATGGAAGTGGTTCAGCTGGAAAAGTAGGAGTTGATGGTAATAGAGCATCAGCTGCTATATACAGACAATTAACAAATACTCTTTTAGGACCTAACGAAGAAAAATTTACATTTGCTGGTAGTGGAACCAATATAACTCCTAATTATGTATATGCTATTTCAATAGCTAGACAACAACTTCGTGAGAAGATGGATCCAGGTAATTGGGAACTTCATCTAACAGGTAGTGGTAACACTAAATTAAAACTGATAGACGATAGTGGAGCTACAACCAATCCTACTGTAAATCAAGGTGGTAGGGTGTTCAACATTGTTAGTGGTTCTATTGCTAGTGGTACTGCTGTAACTAAAACAACAGCTGCGGCTCAGCCAGGTGGTGGTTTTGGATTATTTTATCCAGATTTAGGTATTTTAGTACTAAATGGACCTGTTTTAAATGCTTCTGCTTCTTTATCAACGACAACAACATCAAATCTTGAAGGTGGAAATGTTGGTAAATTTTATCAGGCAATAAGAGGTGAAGATAAATTTCAAGCTCGTAGAGAAGAAGTGATAACTTCACAACACTACTTTTGTAGAGTTCCTAATAAGGAGTTTAACTTTAGTGCTAATCCAACCTTTACTTCTGGTTCAAATGGAGATTTTACGGTTTCTACATTTTTTAAGAATCCTAAAACTTTTATTACGCAGGTAGGATTGTACAATGATAATAATGAACTACTGGCTATTGCTAAGTTAAGTAAACCATTAGAGAAATCGTATTCGAAAGAAGCTATTATCAAAGTTAAGCTAGATTTCTAAGCTTGGGAGATATAGGTCATGTTTAAAAGACTCGACCCAAGAGACATCAATATAACACCTTTTAAGGTTTACAAAGAGTTTACTGTAACCAATACAGATAGTGGTAGTGGAGTCTATGGTTTTAGAGCAATCAGTTCAAGTCTACATAACTTCGATACAGATACATCATCAAAAACTACTTTTGATTCAGCTAGCTTTTATCATATACCGACTTGGTTTATGATTAATCATATGTATTACAGAGATACTGAAAATAACTTTAATAACTTTGGTCAGAATAATGGTAAACAATATAGGTTATTACAACCATCAGCTTCCATAATTTCAGTATCTAAAGATTTATATGGTGAGAGGATAAAGCCAGGTTCAATAACTCTAACTGATGACAGTGGTGCATCAACCCTAACAATAAAAGACGATAGAAATGGTAATCTATATGATAATGCATTTTCATCAAGTTTTGCTACATTTGCTTCAGGTGGATTTGCTGATTCGGATATTGTAAAATCAACAGGAAGTTTTGTTGGAAATGTTTTTTATGAACAAGGTGTTTTAGTATTTACAAATACAGGTTCAAGATTTGTAGATATAGGAACTAAAACAGGCACAGATGGGTATAGTTTAAAATATAAAGCTCAAATAACAATAAGAGAACACTCTTACACTTGTGTAATCGGAGAAGGTGAATACAATGGAACTATGAATATATCAGCTACTAAAGAAAGAAGTGGCAGCATCTCCGTATCAGGTTCTGAAAGTCATAAACTCTTTCCTCCTGGTCACGCTACATTTCAATCAGGTTCTTACAGACATAGTTACGAAGCAACAAACACCTATAATAATTTTGTAACACATTCTGAATTTCAACCATATATCACTAAAGTTGGTTTATATAATGATTTTAACGAACTTATTGCTGTAGGACAACTTTCTAATCCTGTAAAAAATGAAAAAGAATTATCTTTAGCTATAAACGTAAGGTTTGATGTATAATGGGTAAGTTTAAGAAAATGATGGAAGTGACATCCAACGTAGGTGGATACAGTGCTGATGAAGGAGAACCAGACACAGGTTTTATCAGAGGTGATAAAGAAAGAGTATTGGGTGGATTAGCTGGAAAACCTGAACCTTGGTTTGATAGAGGTGGTTACAAGCAGGTTGAATTTCCTAAAGCTGACTACATATATGGTAAAGGTGAAGAAGAGGATTATGCTGTAATAAAGACTGCTTATGTATCTCAGATAAACAAAGACTTCGAAGCACATTTTGATAGTTGGGAAAATTGGATAGCTGATGAAGACTTCCAACCACAAAATACTGAAAAACTAAACGACTCAAAATATAGGAAGGTTATGAATAACTTATTATTAGAAAGGATAGACTACTTAGATTTAGCAACAACTTTGGTAAAACAATATGGACTAAAATCTAAGGTAAAGTTTGGTAGTGGAAAAGATATGGGAGAGTATGTACCTGAAACCGATACTGTAACTCTAAGAAGGTCTTACCCAAATGTAAAAGAGTTTCTGATGACTATACTACACGAAATAGGACATGCACTTGATGCTAAAAGATTAGGAGTCAGAAAGTATATAAAGAAGTATACACAAGCTGGAACAATGGCTACATATCAAGGATTAGACCCGCATGATGATAATAAATGGGAAGAGAAGGCTGAAAGGTTTGCTAGAAAAGAATTATCAAAATGGTTGTAAATAAATTCGTATAATACTTTTTTTCTGTATATATATTACTATGTTAACATACAATTAGGTTTTAAAAAATTCTATTAGGTTTTTTAATAAGAAATCTTTGCCCTGTTTTTTAAAACTTTAATTAAATATTAACTAATAAGCAATAAGCAATTAACTAATAAGCTTAAGCTATTAAGCTATTAAATAAGTTTTAAATATATGAAATCAAGAAGTGCCAAGAATAAAGGTAAGAGACTTCAGAATAACGTAAGAGATCTTTTACTAGAAACATTCAATCAGTTAGAGCCCGATGATGTTCGTTCAGCTATAATGGGTGAACAAGGAGAAGATATCAAATTATCTCCAGCGGCTAGAAAACTAATCCCTTACTCATTCGAATGTAAAAATCAAGAAGCATTAAATATATGGTCATCCCTACAACAAGCTGAAGAAAATAGTGGTGATTACGATCCTGTCTTGATATTTAAAAGAAACAGAAGTAAAACTTATGCAGTTATCAACATAGAAAAATTTATAGAACTAATCAATGAAAATAATAAATCTTCTCAATAGAGTTATAGGAAATCACGGTAGACGACTCAAGAAATCAAATGAGTATATGTTTTGGTCACCATTCATCTCACATCACAAACCTAAACTCCAAATAAACACACAAACACAGAAATGGCATTGTTGGGTATCCAATCAAGGTGGTCACAATCTATTTCAGTTATTTAAGAAGTTAAAAGCTAGTAGAGAACAATTTGATGAACTATCAGACATAGTAGGAAAGCCCAAATCACTATCATCAAAATATGAGAAAAACAAGCAAAAAGATATAGTAAGATTGCCGAATGAATTTAAACCACTTTGGAAAGATGATGTTAGTATTATAAAAAAACATGCTATGGCTTATCTAAATAGTAGAGGCATTAAAATAATTGATATCATAAGATATGGTATGGGTTATTGTGAGGAAGGTTTATATGCTAATAGGATAATCGTACCATCTTACAGTTCAGATGGAGATTTAAATTACTTTGTTGGTAGAGATATCTATGGTGGCGGCTTTAAATATAAGAATCCACCTGTATCTAAGGATGTTATAGGATTTGATTTATTTATTAATTGGAATGAACCGATTGTATTATGTGAGGGAGTATTTGATGCTATAGCAATCAGAAGAAACGCTATCCCTCTTTTTGGTAAAACCATACCAAAATCATTAATGAAAAAAATATACGAAAAACAAGTTAAACAGATATATATATTATTAGATAGTGATGCTATTTCAGATTCTATAAAAATGACAGATAATCTGATGAAGAATGGTATCAATGTTTATTACGTTAATCTTTCAGAGGAAGATCCTTCTGATATGGGATTTAAAAAAGTTATTAATCTTATAAAAGAAACCGAACAAACTTCTTTCTCTGATTTGATGAGGATGAAACTACATGGCAAAACAAAAAAATATATGGAAATTTAATGATGAGGAATGGAAAATCCACATTACTGATGTCGAGCTTTTTGAACAGACAAAGAAAAAATTTGATTTGGGAAATTCTGTCACTATTTATTATGAAAGTGGCAGTTTATCCGAAGAAACATCTTGGGATATAATAGTACCAAATAGCAAAATTAATAAAGTCAAAAAATTCATAAAGGATAATACTTGATTAAAGAAAATGTTGTAAAAGTACCTTTTCGTAAATTAAAGCACATTCATCATATATCTGATATCCAAATCAGAAATTTAAAGCGACATAAAGAATATGAAGAAGTCTTTGAGCGTACATACGAAGAAGTAAAAAAACATAAAGATAATGCCGTAGTCTATATCGGTGGTGATATAGCTCATTCAAAAACCGAAATGTCGCCTGAATTAGTCGATCAGCTTTCTCGTTTATTTAAGAATCTTTCTGATATCTGTCCTACGATATTAATCGCAGGTAATCACGATTGTAACTTAAATAACATATCGAGAATGGATGTTCTTACTCCTATAGTAAATAACTTACAGCACCCCAACTTACATTATTTAAAGAATAGTGGCGTGTATAAATGTGCCGATGTAAAGTTTGTCGTATGGGATGTGTGGGAAAAAGAAGACGATTATATTGAGGCTAAAGATGTTGAAGGTGATACTAAAGTAGTTCTGTTTCATGGAACAGTTGATAAGTCAGAAACGGACTTGGGATTCAAACTGCCATCTGATGTAAATATATCCAAGTTCAAAGGTTACGATATGGGATTGCTAGGTGACATCCACAAAAGACAGCATCTCAATAAAGAGGAAACCATTTCTTATTGCGGTTCATTGGTTCAACAGAATCATGGAGAGGGATTAAGTCATGGTTATTTATTGTGGGATGTTCCTAAGAGAACTTCTGAGTACATAGAAGTACCGAATGACTACGGCTATTATACGATAAACATAGATGATGGTAAGGTACCTGATTGTCCTGATATACCACAAAAGGCTAGATTAAGAGTTAGAGTAGCTAACACCACACCATCACAACTAAAGAAAGCTATGAGTCTTATTCATAGTAAATATGGAATCAAAGAAGTATCTGTTACAAAGACAGACTCTATATACTCTACAGATAAGGTTAGAGGACAACACATAGCAGTTGGTAACATAAGAGATGCTGATTATCAGTTCAACCTAATAGATGAATACCTAAAAACAAATCACTTCGTAGATGATGCTACTCTGATTGATATCAAAAAGATAAACGAAGAGTTAAATGGTAGATTACCTGAAGATGATGTGAATAGAGGTGTGAACTGGCAAGTCAAGAAGTTAGAGTTTGATAATATGTTTTCTTATGGGGAGGGTAACATAGTTGACTTTACTAAACTAAATGGTATTGTTGGTTTGTTTGCTCCAAATGCTCAAGGTAAATCTTCTTTATTAGATACTCTTTCTTTCTGTCTATTCGATAGGTCTTCAAGAGCTTACAAAGCAATCAATGTTCTTAACAATAAAAAGGATTGGTTTAGTTGTAAAGCTACATTAGAGGTTGAGGGTGTAGAATACTTTATAGAAAGAAATGCTAAAAAACAATCAAATGGTCATGTTAAGGTCAATGTAGATTTCTATACTTATGATGATGCTAATGAAAAAGTATCTTTAAATGGTGACCAACGAAGAACTACAGATGTAAATATCCGTAAGTTAATAGGAACTTATGATGACTTTATAATGACAGCACTTTCTCTACAAACAAACTCAACTGTATTTATTGATAAGACACAAAAAGAAAGAAAAGACTTACTTGCACAATTTATGGGTATTGGTGTATTTGACCAACTTTATAATTTAGCTAGTGATGAGATACACGATGTCCAATCTCTACTAAAATCTTTTAGAGATAATAACTACGATACAGATTTAGCTCAGATAAAAGAAAGTCTAACTGATTTTAGAAAAGAGTCAAGAGAGTTAACTGCAACTAAAAAAGAAATGGTTGCTGATAAAAAGAAGTCTGATAGAAAGATTATAAGTCTTACTAAGAAACTCAAAAAGGTTGATGATACTGTTGGTAGCTTAGATGAATTAGAAGAAAGAAAATCTTCTCTTAATAATAGTCTAGCTTCTACAGATGAAAAGTTTGGTAAACTTAAAACACTTTCTGAACAACACAAGGTTGAAGAAACTGAACTAACTGAAAAGATAAATATCTTTAAAGAAAATGAAGTAGATAAAAAGTTTGCTCAGTTTGAACAATATAGTTTAGAAAAATCAAATCATCAGATAGAGATAGACAAACTAAAGATTGAAGTTCAACATAAGTTAGAAAAGATTGAAAAGCTAGGTAACTTAGAACACGATCCTAATTGTGATTATTGTATGAGTAATCCTTTTACATTGGATGCTATAGAGACAAGAGAAAAACTGAATGAAGATAAAACTTTAGCAGATACTTTTCTAAAGAAGTCATCTGAATTAGAAACTATTATAAATGGTTTATCTCACATTACAGCACATAAAGAACAGATGGATTCTTGTATAAGTGATTTTAATTTATTGACTTCCAATATTAGTAAAGTAGATAGTGAACAGAAACTAACTACAGAAAAGAAAAAGAATCTTATAAGTCAATTAGCTATTATTGAAGATAAGATTAATCTTTATCATGAACAAGAAAAGGATATTTTGTTTAACAAAGACTTACACAACTCTATTGATGCTGAACAAAATGATTCTGATAGATTAGAGAATGATATAGAAGAGTTAGATAAAAAGTTACAATCTGTAAATGGTGAAATAAAAGTATTAGAAACTAATCGTAGAAACATAATGTCTAATATCAAAAAGGTAGAGGAATTAGAAGGTAAGTATGCTGCTTATCAATATTATATGGATGCTATCAAGAGAGATGGTATACCTTACGAACTAATATCTAAAGCTCTACCGACTATCGAAGGTGCCGTAAATGATATACTTGCACAAATTGTAGACTTTTCTATGATATTAGAAATGGATGGTAAGAATATAAATTGTTACATAGTGTATGATGATGATAATGTATGGCCTCTTGAATTAAGTAGCGGCATGGAACGATTTATCTCCTCTCTAGCTATGCGTGTGGGATTGATAAATGTTTCTAACTTACCAGCTGCTAACTTCTTAGCAATCGATGAAGGTTGGGGAACTATGGATTCAGACAATTTAAACTCAGTTTATAATCTGTTTCAGTATTTAAAAACTCAGTTTCAATTTACAATGATTGTTTCTCATATAGATTCTATGAGAGATGCTGTGGATACTTTATTAGAAATTAAGAAAGAAGATAAGTTTTCTAACGTATCTTTTGACTAGACAATAAGTTCTTAGGTTTTTCTCCCCCTCGTTTAAGTCTTAGTATATGCTGATTAAGTACAGCACTCATAGTAGTGCTTTCTTCTTTAGCATATACTCTAAACCAATCCATTAGGTTTTCTTCTATAGTAAAAGAATATTTCTTTTTCATACCGATAATCTCCATATTTTGTACATATAATAAATATTAAAATAATTAAGTTATGATATTTATTAATGATATCAAAATATAGGAAAATCATTAATGGCCATCGTAAAAAGATTCAATAGATTACTTGGACTTGAAAAAATAGATGTATTGGTAGATGAGAAGGATAAATCCAGACACATCATAATATCCGATATGCCAGAAAGTCTGCCTCAAGGTAAGAGTTCCTTTCTTATAGAGGTTTCTCCTTACATGAGAAAAGGAATCGAGCTTCAAATAGACTTTATCGACTCAAAAGGTAATAGTATCTATGTTGAACCCGTATCTAATTATTTAGAGGGAACATCAAGAACTGTATCTGTAGAGGTTTACAACACAGTAGCACCAGGTGTTGCTACTATGATAATAGTCGGTGAGTTAGAAAGTATACCTTTAGATGCTGGTAATTTTAGTGATACTCAAGAAGTACCAGATGACTTTAAAGGAGTTTATAATGTAAGACTTACCAAAGAAGTTATAATAAATACAGCAGAGATAAATGTACAACCTATAAAATTCTATTCATCTCCAAGATTAACTGCAACAGAAAAACGCTTTGGTTCTATGGAGAGAGAAGTTGTTAGTGGAGAAACAACATCTTCAGCATTCTCTATTATTGGTAGACCAACTCAACAAGAAGAGTTTTCTATATTTGAATCGAGAGAATCGGAAATAGACTCTCTTGGAGCTGGTGTTACGGATATAGACGGAGTTCCAAGACCACCTGACGGCGATATAAAAGGTGATGAGGCTGATAAGGAAAGACAAAAAAGACATATAAAGAAAAAAAGTATTCGTGCTAGTAGTAGATTTAAAAGGTCAAAAAGGATTAGAAGAAGAAGGTCACCTGAAGAATATCCATACGTATTTACTATAAACGATAGTAATCACGAATTTACTACTGAGGAGATAGGTGGTGAAATAAAGTTTTCTAATATTAAAAATGTCTACGATACAAATCAGCTTGATGAAGCAGGATTGGATAGTTCTGTATCTTTTAATGTGGTTTCGGATACAAATGATGAAAACTTTCCAACACATTACACAGCATCTATTGCTAAATTAGAAAACAATAAAAGTGCTTATGTGAACACACCATTTACAAAACAAGATAAAAATGGTAACTATAGATTACTGCCGATGGAAGCTACTGGTAAAGTTCATTACACCAAAGAACCATCAGCATCATATAGCATCACAAACATAGTTTCTTACGCAGATGTCACTCTAAGTCATCTTAGAACCTTTTCTGGTGAACTATTTAAAGCTAAAGTTTATGTAAAAGCTGAGGGTTCTTTTGATGATTACAAATTATTAGCTGAAGTTCCAATAGAATCGCCTGAACTGATGATAAATAACAACTCAGTTGGTATCGGTGAAAGAACAGGATACTTCGTATCAGACACAGATTTAAATACATATTGGGAAAAGTTTGGTGGGACAAATGGATTGAGTACTGCTACAGCTACATCGACTGCTTCTTTTGATAATAGTGGTTCGTTAGACTCTGCTATGGTTTCAGGTAGCATATCGTCTTTTACAGACCAAATAAGATTTCAACAAAAGGATGCATATAAATTCAATCTCACAAAAGGTATTGATTATGACTTATCGTTTAATGCTGTAGGTGAAAAGGGAACTGATGGTAGAGCATTGTTGATGGTTTATGTTTCTGGTTCTTCTTTAAATCAATCAAATGAATTACACCACGATGAAAAGGAAGGTTTAGACATAACCGAACCATCTCAGTATGGTAAACGAATGGGTGTGTTGGAAATTGAAGCAGGTGATAATGTAAAGAAAGAATTTGGTTTAATACGACATAACTTTAATTCCAACTCAACAGGTGATGCAAAAGTTCAGTTTAGAATTATATCAGGTAAATGGAACTTGTCAGATATATCTGTAGTACCATCAACCGATACAGGCTTCTCACCATCCTTTGTAAACTTTAAACAAGAACTACCACCTGAGTTGATTCATAAAAGACCAGAAACTTTAGAGTTCTTGACAGAGTTTTATGATATAAATAATAATTTAGCAGATGAGATAGCTGTAACAACAGGTTCTGTTTTTACAGGTGCTAATATTGTTATTACAGGTGACGACAATGTGTTATCACATAACTTATTCATCGGTGGTGATACTACAGGTAGTGGTATTCATATGGGTGGAACAAGTTCAACATTACCTGATGATAACTATTCAGAAGGTGCTACTGGTTCAGGCTTTATTCGTTCATTAGGTTACTTAGGATTTGAAAGTGCTTCTAATGCAGCGTTAGGTGGTAAAAAAGGATTCATGATTTACAGTGGTTCTGTATTGCCAAATAGTGGAGAGGATTATAAAGGTGTTGGTTTAGAATTAGTTGGAGCTAGCGGTTCATTAAAATTTAGAACAAGTCCGTCAGTATTCGATGTACAAGCAGATTCATTCTTTGTGGGAAAAACTACATCACAATTTATAAGTGGTTCAGGAGAAAAGATAGAAATAAGTTCTTCTAACTTTCATTTAGATAATGCTGGTAATGTGGATATGACAGGAACAATTACTGCTCAAGCTGGTAATATAGGTGGTTTTAATATTGAAGATAGTAAACTAACTGCTGGAATTGGTAATAGTGCTGTTACTATGAGTGGTGCTGACCAATTATTTAGATTTGGTAGTGGTTCACAATTTGATACGACTGCTGTAGATGGTATTCTATTTGGTAAAGATACGGATGGTAAGTACAAGTTTGCTGTTGGTAAAGGAGACTCTTACATTGTATTTGATGGTACTGCCGTTAACATAAGGTCAGAAGACATAAACGTTACTGCTTCTGTATTTTCAATCGATGTTGATGTGTTTAAGTTAAGCTCTAATAATTTATTCATAAGTTCTAGTGATGGTGGTTTTATATCTGCTGGTAATCCTAGACCATCTGGTATAACAGGAACAAGTAAAGGTATCTTTATAAATGGTAGAGATCCTTCTGATACTAAACCAAAGTTTTTAGTTGGTGCAGCTGATGGTAATAGAATATCATTTGATGGTGATAATATATTTATGTCTTCATCTGGTTTCTTTTTAGGTTCTTCTGCACAATTTGTAAGTGGTAGTGATGGAAACATAGAGATAAGTTCTTCTAACTTTCATTTAGATAATAGTGGTAATGTTATTATGAGTGGTAAAGTTACTGCTAACGAAGGTTCTATTGGTGGTTTTAATATTACTAATGATGCTCTATCTTCTGCTAACTTTTTAATTAGTGGTTCTTCTACAGGAAATAATTTTTTCATATCATCATCTAATTTCAATGTAAAGGCTAGTGGTGATGTAACTGCGTCAGCTTTAGACTTAACTGGTGGTTCTGTTGGTGGTTTAACTGTTACGGAAGGTCAAATTGCTGTTGGTTCAGTTCTTAAACTAAAAGATAGTGGTCAGATAACAGGTTCATCTGTATTATTTACAGGTGGAAAGATTGGTGGATTTACAATAGATGCTGATGAGATAAAGTCTACAAATGTTCTTATAGATTCAGCTAACGAAAAGATTACATTAGGTTCTGCTAATGCTATAAAACTACAAGGTGGTGGAACAGATAACTTTATAGCTATGGGTAGTAAATCTACTTTCTCCAATGAGGGAACAGGAACTGCTGGTATCATTATTGGTATGGATGGGACAAATCCACAAGCAGAGTTCGTAAAGAATAGTACTAACTACTTTATATTTGATGATGGTATTGATATACAAACAGATACATTGGTTGCTAGTGGTAGCTCAATTACATTAGAAACACCTAAATTCTTTTTAGGAAAAAAGAGTACACAATTCGTAAGTGGTAGTAATGGTAATATAGAAATAAGTTCATCACAATTTCATTTAACTAAAGAGGGTAATGTTACAGGTTCAGCTATACTACTAGGTAACAAAGGTGCTGGTCAGTTTTTACAATTTGTAAATAATACCTTAACAGTACAAGGTGCTATTACAGCTGATAGTATCGCAGTTCCATCTGCAGCTCCAACACCAAGTTCATCTATATCATCAGGTGGTTTACTTACAACTGTTTCAGCTTCTATTGGTGGATTTGATATAACATCAGCTGAGATAAAGGATAGTGATAGTAACCTAAGACTAAAATCAAGTGGACAGATAACAGGTTCAAAAGTTCTATTCAATGGTGGAACGATAGGTGGATTTACAATTGACGCTGATGAGATTAAGAGTGGAACTAATATAGCTTTAGATTCTACAAACAAAAAATTAACAATTAATAATGCTACATTTGGAAATGAAGGTATACAATTAGAGTTCAATAGTGGTACACCAAGACTCTATGTGGGTGATGGTTCGAATGAGTTTGTAAAGTACGATGGTAGTAGTGTAGATATTAGAACTAAAAAATTGAATGCTAGTGGTAGTAACATCACATTAGAAACTCCAAAGTTCTTTTTAGGTAAAAAAAGTAATCAGTTCGTAAGTGGTAGTAATGGTAATATAGAAATAAGTTCATCTAACTTCCACCTTACACCACAAGGTAATGTCACAATGAGTGGTGAGATTACAGCAGCTGGTGGTACAATCGGTGGTTTTATAATTGGTGACGAATTAACATCTACTGCTGGTACATTGATACTTAGAGGTGCTAGTGGAAGAATTACAGCATCAAATGCTCTAATAACCGGTGATATAAATGCTAACACAATAACAGCCAATACTGCTGGTACAATAGCTAACTTTAATATAAATTCAACGGAGATAGCTTCTTCTAATAATAAACTTAGGTTAAAAGCTAATGGACAAATAACTGCTTCAGAAGCTCAAATTACAGGAAAAATTACGGCTACGAGCGGACAAATTGCAGGATTTACTATTAATGGTACAAAACTACAACAAGGAACATCTTTCAATTTGGATGGAAATGCTTCTGCTGATTTCTTTATATCATCTTCTGATTTTCAAGTCACACCAAGCGGTGATGTTAGTGGCTCTAAAGTATTATTTACGGGTGGAACAATAGGTGGTTGGACACTAACTTCAGACAGATTAAATAGTTTAGATGATAATTTTAGAATTAGTAGTGCTGGTTCTATAACCATAAAAAATCACTCATTTGGACAATCAGGATTTCAAGTTATAGAAAATAGTGGCACTACTCAATTTTATGTTGGTAATGGTTCTACAAGATTTATAAAATTTGATGGTAGTAATGTTGATATTGGAACTGAAAAATTAACTGCTAGTGGTAGTTCGATAAACTTAGGTGCACCAAGTTTTAGATTAGGAAGTGCTTCAAACTTTATAAGCGGAAGTGGTGGTTCGTTAGTCATACAAAATACTGGAACTACTATTCTTAGTGGTAGTAATGTGAGAATAGAAACTCCTAGATTCTTTTTTGGAAAAGCTAGTTCTCAATTTATAAGTGGTAGTGACGAAAAGATAGAAATAAGTTCATCTAAGTTTCATTTGAAAAATAATGGTGATGTAATAATGAACAACATTACAGCCTCTAACGCAAATGTTAGTGGTAAGATGACTGCTACAAGTGGTGAGATTGGTGGTTTTACAATTGGTGATGATTTATCTAATTCTGCTGGTTCAACATTAAAACTAAAAGGTAGTAGTGGACAGATTACAGCATCAGCTGCTCAGATTACAGGAGATATAACTGCTAATACTATTACTGCTAATACGGCTGGTACAATAGCTAATTTCCAAATTAATTCAACAGAAATAAAATCAGCTAATCAAAATCTTAGATTAAAAGCAAATGGTCAAATTACAGCATCAGCTGCTCAAATCACAGGAAAGATTACAGCAACAAGTGGACAGATAGCTGGATTTTCAATTAGTGGGAATACCCTAACTGCTACAAACTTCACATTGGATGCTAGTGGTAAAAGAATTACATTAGGAACTGGTAACAATATTTTTATAGCTGATGGTGATGAAGGTATTCAATTAGGACATGCTACTTTTGCTAGCGCTCCTTTTAGTGTTACAAAAGCTGGTCTTGTAAAAGCTACATCGGGTACTATTGGTGGTTGGACACTAAGTGGTACGCAGATATCAAGTAATAATTTAATAATGGATTCAGCTGGTGTGATACAAACCTCTGATTACGCAAGTAATACTAAAGGTTGGAGATTAAGTCCTGCTAATGGTGGTGAAGCTGAATTTCAAAATGTAAAAATTAGAGGAACACTATCTACTGCTGTGTTTGAAAAGGAAACAGTAAATGCAGTTGGTGGACAACTTTACATAGCTAACTCTACTGCTATAACTGGTTCAGCTACAATAGCTGCTACAGCTGCTACAATGAGTGTTGCTAATGTTGGTGGGTTTGTAGCCAATGAAGTTCTATCAGCTAAGAAGGTAAGTGCTACAGGCTTTGCTACAGAGTATATGTTGGTACAGAGTGCTTCAAGAGATTTCCCATCAAGTGAAACAGATTTTCGTGGTAAACTTTTTGTAGTAAGAGGGTACAATAGTGGAAGCACAGGTGACTCTGGTTCTTTGGGTGATGTAGCTAATACATCACAATCATTTGAACCAGGTCAGGTTATAGTATCAACAGGAAAAATTGGAACTGGTTTCATAAGACTGAACGCTAATCCAAATGATGTAACAACTCCTTACATAGATATTGTTGAAAGAACTGGTAGTGGAGTTTATGATGTAGATTTAAAAGCTCGTTTGGGTGATTTGAGTGGATTGAGTAGTGGGTTGTTATACGGAAACGCTTCACCTGGTTTTGGATTGTTCACAGAGAACGTATTTTTACAAGGTGCTATAACTGCTACTACAGGTTCATTTACAGGTAAGGTTCATGTTGGTACGACAAATGGTATTGTTATAGATGGTAACGCAAAAAAATTATTCCAAGGTACAGGAACACATAACAATCAAAATACTGGTTTTTATATGGATAGTACTGGTAAATTTAGTTTGGGTGATAAGTTAGTTTGGGATAGTAGTACAGAAACCTTAACGATAACAGGAACAATAAACATAACAGATGGTAGTGGATTTGCTACAGCAGCTTCAGTAAGTGGTAGTTTTCCAAGTGCTACTTCGGTATCTGCTAGTTTGAATGCTTCGTCAAGTGCTTTACAAACTAACATAAACGCGGTAGAAGCAAATGTATCTGGTGCATTCACAAGTACCTCTGCCTCTATCGCTACAAAGATTATGACAGATGCTAGTGGTAAGATAGTACAAACTCCAAGTACTTCTGGTTTAAGTGGATTGATATTAAAATCTACTCACCTTGGTTTTGCTAGTAGTGGAACATTCAAAGCCTTTATCGGTAATACAGGAAACTTTCTATTTAAAAATGATGATGATAACCTAATATCATTTGGACAATCAACGTCTGTTGGTGATGGAACAACCACATCTAACTTAGTTATTAAAGCAGCTAACGCTTATCTTAGTGGTTCGTCTATAAACCTACTAACATCAAGATTTTTCTTTGGTGATAGTTCTAATTTTATAAGTGGTAGTGGTGGTAATTTAAAAATATTTAGTACTGGAGAAACAACACTATCAGGTAGTTCTGTAACAATTGAGACACCCAAGTTTTTCTTAGGTAAAAAAGGTTCTCAGTTTGTAAGCGGTAGTAATAATCAAATAGAGATAAGCTCTTCTAAGTTCCATCTAAATAATGATGGTAATGTTATAATGAATCAAATTACTGCTTCTGATGCAAATGTGTCAGGTAAAATTACAGCCGATAGTATTGTTGCAAATACAACAGGAAGTATAGCTGGTTTTACCATTAATAGTGAGGAGATACGTTCTTCAAATAATAATCTCAGACTAAAAGCCTCAGGAAATCTAACCGCTTCTAATTATTTATTTAATGGTAATGGTGTGATAACTGGCTCAGTTACTATCGGAACAAGTGCTACAATACTAGGTTCGTTGTCTGCTGGTAGTATTGCTACACCATCTTCTGGTCCTCCGTTTAAGTCTGAAATCAATTCACAAGGTTTTGCTAGATTTACATCTGCTTCTATAGCTGGTTGGGATATAGATTCTACATCGATAGCTTCTGTAGATGATAAAGTTATAATAGATTCTTCTAACAAAAGAATCACAATTAATAATACATCTTTTGGAAGTGCTGGTATTCAATTAGATTACAATAGTGGAACACCAAGATTTTTTGCTGGCAGTGCTACAAAGTTTGTAAAATTTGATGGTTCTAATGTAGATATAGTTACGGAGAAACTAACTGCTAGTGGTAGTTCTATAAACTTAGGAGCACCGAGCTTTAAGTTAGGTTCTTCTAGTAATTTCATAAGTGGTAGTGGTGGTGATTTAGTTATACAAACTACTGGTACAACTACATTGAGCGGTAGCGCTATAAACATACAGACTCCTAAGTTTTACTTAGGTCAAGGAACATCTCAGTTTATAAGTGGTTCAGATGGAAACATTGAGATAAGCTCTTCAGCATTTCATTTAGATCCTGCTAATAACACTATGGTAATTAGTGGTTCTATAACTGCTACTACAGGTAAAATTGGTGGTATGTTGTTAGAGAATAATAAACTTAAATCACAATATGGTGATGGTTCGGTTATCACAAAAATTGTTACTGTTGAGGGTTCTAGTAAATACTATATAGATGGAGTACAACAACCAACATTAGAATTAAAAGTTGGTAACACATATAGATTTGATAATTCACATAGTTCTAATGGCGCACATCCATTTAGATTTGCTACATCAGCAGATGGGACACAATATAATACAGGAGTTAGTGTGGTAGGTACTCAAGGTAGTGGTGGAACTGCTTATGTACAAATAACAGTTACAGCTGATACACCGACTACATTATACTATAAATGTACTGCACATGGTAGTATGGGTGGTCAGCTAAATATTGTTACAATTGGAACATTGGAACTCAATGGTGTAAACGGACAGATTACAGGTTCAAAGGTATTGTTTGAAGGTGGTAAAATTAGTGGTTCTAATTTAGAAATAAATGTACCTAATGTTACAATGAGTGGTAGTTCTGTTGATATAAGAACATCACAATTTTTCTTAGGTAGTAATAGTCAGTTTGTAAGTGGTAGTAACAACAACATAGAAATAAGTTCTTCAGCTTTTCACCTAAACCCATCTAATAATACTATGACTATTAGTGGTTCGATAACTGCTACAGATGGTAACATAGGTGGTTTCACAATAGACTCCGATGAGATAAAGAGCACGGCTTTAGCTGGAGAAACAGTGAACTATACTGTTACTAATAATGGTTCAAGTAATTACCTTATAGATGGTGTGTCCAAACCAGCTCTAACATTCTTAGTCGGTAACACATATGTGTTTACTATGGATAGTGGAGTGATGAGTGCTCATCCATTTAGAATTGGAACATCTGCTAATGGTAGTGCTATAACCGATGGTGTGACTGTAACAAGCACATCACTAACTATCGTGGTTAGTGCTAGTACACCAACATCACTTTACTATTTCTGTACTGCTCATAGTGGTATGGGTAATTCCATAACAGTTAATGCTGGTATACCAAAACTTTTGCTAAATGGTGAGTTAGGTCAGATTACTGCTTCAGCAGCTAAAATTACAGGTGATATAGTTGCTAATACGATTACAGCGAATACTGCTGGTACTATCGGTCAATTTACGTTAGACTCCGTAGGACTAAAAAGTTCAGATGGGGCATTAGTACTCTCCGGTTCAGGTCAGATAACTGCTTCAGCCGCACAGATAACTGGTAAAGTTACCGCAACTAGCGGAGTTATCGGTGGGTGGACTGTTGGTTCTACTTTATCTGCTACAAATATTTTATTAGATCCTGCTACACCAAAAATTACTTTGGGTAGTAAGGGAACATTAACTGATAGCAATACGGGATTTTATGCAGGAACTGATGGAATTGCATTGGGTGCTAGCTCGGTATTCAAAGTGACATCTGCTGGTGCTTTAACAGCAACTTCTGCTACTGTCACGGGCGATATAATTGCTAACACAATAACAGCAAACACTGCAGGAACAATAGGAAACTTTAGTTTAAACTCGGTAGGGATAAAAAGTTCTAATTCAAAACTGATTCTTTCAGCATCAGGACAGATTACTGCATCGGATGCAAAAATTACAGGTGATATAGTTGCTGAAAATATTACAGCAAATACTGCGGGTACTATTGGTCAATTTACATTAAATTCTGTAGGATTGAAAAGTTCAGATGGCGCATTGGTTCTATCTGGTTCAGGTCAAATAACAGCATCAGCCGCAAAAATAAGTGGTGATATAACGATTACAGGAGGTTCTTTAGCCGGAGTAACTGCTGATACAATTAGTGGTTCTGTTGATGCAGTATCATCATCATTAGCTGGTAGACAAACTCCATTCGAAACACAAGTTGTTTTAAGTAGTGGTGGAATGTCACTTAATAAAAATGATGGTACAAGTTTAGCTGAGTATGGAGCGATAACAAGAATTGGTTTAGCAGCACAAGAACACATATCTGCTAGTTCAGCTGGTATAACTATTAAGGATGGTTCTACAGTAAGAGGAACATTTGTAGCTGGTGGGGTGACAATAGGAAATACCTCACAAGGTCATGTTTCAATGTCAACCGCTGATGTAAGTATTAAAAAAGATGCGAATAATTTTGCTAAAATAGATTCTGATAGTTTTGATATTGTTCTTAATGGACAAACAACTGCTTCATTTGGGGGAACTACTACAATCGGTTCTACTGTTGGTAGACATTTGAAACTTACAGGTCCTGCTTTAGAAATAAAGACAGATGCAAACACAACCGCTCTATCAGCATCAGCTGCTGGTTTAGAGATGAGTGGTAAGGTAGTAGCTACTGAAGGTGAAATAGGTGGATTCAATGTTAGTGGCTCAAGATTATTATCTACAAAAATTGGAGTAGGTGATGGTGGTGCTACAGTATCAAGTTCTGTATTCATGACGCCATCAATCGGATCAAATGCACCTTTGCCTGCTATGGGATTACATGCTAAAAGTGGTTCACTAGGTTCCGGATTTTCTATATTTGCAAAAAATAGTTCCACCCAAGCTGGTTTGGATATTAACATAGGTGAGGTTAGTGGATTTGGTGTTGCTTTAGCAGATGCATCATCAAGAGGACTAAGAATTATCAACATAAAAAATCCATCAAATGATTCTGACGAGCTTGCAATAATCGGTAACGGTGGTGTTTATAATAGTTCATTTACCAGCACAAACACTAAATCTGGTTTTAGGTTTGTTGCAACAGATGATGTAGTAACGTTTCAAGTAGGTAAAGCAGATGGTGCACATCTAAAATTCTCATCAGCTGATAACCTGATGTACATAAGTTCATCTAACTTTTTCTTAGGTAATTCCTCAACTAATTTTATTAGTGGTTCAAATGGAAACATAGAAATAAGTTCTTCTAACTTTCATTTATCACCATTGGGTAATCTAACCGCTTCAAACGCAAACTTTGAAACTGTAACTATTCGTGGTGGTACTGCTGCTAACGATGTTTCTTCAGACTCAAATCAATCTTTTGTAGGTGGTGGAACTTTTAATTTAATACAACAATCAAGCTTTAACTCTGTTATCGGTGCTGGTGCACACAACCTTATAAACCTTGGTTCAGATTTCTCATCAATACTATCAGGAGTTTCTTGTTCTATAGATTCACATAGCGATAGGTCTTTTATAGGTGCTGGTAGTGGAAGTAAAATTATTTCTTCTTCTAATCAATCATTCTTAGGAGCTGGTGCAGCTAACACTATAAAGTTTGCTTCCTCTTCATTCATAGGTGCTGGTATAAATAATAGTATAGTTGGAGATCCCTCTCTAACACCTAATGATGTAAGAGTTGGTGATTTTCCACAAGATGATTTTTCTGCTAAAGAATCTGTTATTGTTGCTGGTAGTAATAATAAAATTACATTAGCATACCAATCTTTTATAGGCAGTGGTCAAAACAATGTAATAAGCGGTTCTGTTGGAACTATTAATACCGGATTTGGTATCTATCTCGATGATTTACCTTTTTTAAGTAGTATTGTGGGTGGTTTGGATAATGAGATAAAAAATCTTCAATATGGTTCTTTTATAGGTGGTGGTCAGTTAAATAAAATAAAACATACAGCAGCTGTAACTAATATAGGACAGGCAGGACTTTTCAATAGTATTGTTGGTGGCCAGTATAACGAAATTACAAGTAATAACTCTGTTGGATCTTTTGCGGGTTGGAATTTTATTGGTGGTGGTAGTACAAACAAAATATCAGGTAGTGCATATTCTCTTATCGGTGGTGGTAATGTAAATATTATACATAGTAATGTTAATTATTCTACAATAGTTGGTGGAAGAACTAATGTGATTGGAAGTAGCACATCACAACCAGATTACTCTTTTATAGGTGGTGGATATCAAAATGAAATAACAGGAGATGAAGGAGATTATAATGTTGTAGTTGGTGGTGAAGATAATACAATAACAGGTACTGGTAATTCGAATTTTATAGGCAGTGGTGAAGATAATGTAATATCCAGTACTGGAAACTATAATGCTATTTTAGGTGGTGAAGCTAACACAATCGGTAGTAGTTACACAGACACCTTTATCATAGGAAGTGGGATAACTGCAAATGCAAGTAATACAACTTTTGTTGAAGGTTTGAATGCTAGTGGTAATATAATCGTAGGTGGTACTGTAGATGGTATCAATATAGCTGATAGTTTAAACCAAGCAGTTAAGACAACATCCTCACCAACATTTGCTGCTGTAACTATAACTGGTGATATAGATTTAAATGGAAACCTTGTAGGTGATGATGCTACCGATATAACAAACATTGAGTCTATATATGCAGACCACTTACGTTCAGATGCTGATGGTGCAAACAACTATATTAATTTAGATGATAATGATTTTTCTTTTATTATTAACGGAAATGAAGTAGCATCATTTGAAGATAATACGATTAATTTAAACGATGGTGGAAATAATGTAGATGTTAGGATGGAAGCACAATCTGGTCAAGGTGGTGCATTTAGTAAGGCAAACTTATTTCATCTCGATGCCAGTTTAGGTATAGTTTGTATCGGTAACACACCACAAAGTACAGACGCATCAAGACTTTTTCAAGTAACAGGTAATAGTGCTACAGACATCGTTAGGATATTTAACGATGGTAATAATGAAAATCGAAGTGGTATGCAACTAAGACTTGGTACTGATAATGGTACTGGTACAAATGAGTACATTATGTTTAGACGAGGTGATGAAACAGCAATTGGGTTAATTAGTGCTACTAGTGGTGTTGTATCTTATGGAACATTTACAGGTGTTCACAATGCTAGTATTTTAGAATCAGATTCAGCATCAGCAAATGTTATTACTGGAATGCCATCATCAAGTCAATATCACGAATACCCACAAGGAACTGTGGTTTCAATGGTAAGTTCTAGTTATGATGGTTCACTACAGCCAGTAAGTTTTGTAGTATCCTCATCAGCTTATCAAGACAAAAGAGCATTTGGAGTTTATTTAGGTAGCCACAATTGGGATGATGACCAAAAAAGTCACGCTATAGATAAACACCTTATAATGTCTGTTGGTGATGGTTATGTAATGGTATGTAATCAAAATGGTAATATAGAGACAGGAGATTACATAACAACTGCATCTGGTTCAGGTGGATATGGATGTAAACAAAGCGATGATTTACTACACAACTATACAGTAGCAAAAGCATGTGATTCTGTGGATTGGAGTAATGAATCTACAACCTACAAACTTTTAGCTTGTACATATCATTGTGGATAATTGATAAACCTTATATTTATATATGAATAAGAACATAGGAAATTATGGATAAACTTACAGAATTTTTAACAAAACCATTTCTAAACGAAGGAGCTAGAGATCCTGGCATCTTCAAAGCTATCTTTTTAGCTGGAGGACCTGGCAGCGGTAAATCATTTGTAGCACAAAAGTTATTCGGTATACCTGAAAAGATAAACGTATCTAAGACAGGTTTAAAGATGGTAAATCAAGATAGTGAACTTGAACTTTTGTTAAAAAAGTATTTTGGAACAACAGATATAGACAATATGCCTGATGAGTTATTTGCTGATTTGACTGGTGTAGATAAAAAAGGTAAACCTGTAGATTATGATACAAGTGGATTAAGAAAGTTTGCTAAGTCATTAAGTAAAGAAAGATTGAGATTATACACCAATGGAAAATTAGGTGTTATTATAGATGGTACAGGACACAACTTTAGTAAAATTAAAAAAAGAAGAAAAGATTTGATGGATATGGGTTACGATACCTATATGGTTTTCGTAAATACCTCATTAAAGATTGCTAGGGAACGAAACGAAAAGAGAGATAGGGTTGTACCAGATGCTATCGTTGAAAAAAGTTGGGAAGATGTTCAAGGTAATTTGGGTGCCTTTCAAGGTTTGTTCGGTGGTTCTAACTTTATGATTGTTCAGAATAATAAGATGTTATCAGATTCTCAAATAACTAAACATTTTAAGATGTTGGTTAGCAAGGGTATAGATTCATTTTTAAAGAAACCGATTAAAAGTAAAGTTGGTAAAGCTTGGTTACGAAGAGAAAAGAAACATCAAAAGGTATTTAAAGATCCAGGCCAATCTAAGTTTTTTGAATCCATAAAAGTTCCTGTTGATATCGGTGATACAGTTCTTATGGGTAGATTTAAAAATAAAAAGGTAGTTGTTAAGTCTATCGATTATAATGAAAAGGGAGACTTACTTATCAATGGTAGAACTGCTTTAAAATTTAGAATAATGAAGAAGGATACAAACGAAGAGTTTGGTGCACCTGCTGGTACATTACCATCACCAAGTCGTAAGATGGTAAAGAAGATGAAGAGAAAAGGTAACACTTCAGTTCCTTATGGTAGTGGTTATAAGAAAGTAAATGAAAATGATAAAGCTGAGTTATACAAATTGTATAGTATGGGTATGAAAGCATTTACTGGTAGTGCTAAACATAAAGAAATACTAAAGAAGATAAAAGTTTTAAGAAAAAAATTAGGAATGAATGAAGCTCAAAAGACTGTAACAGATAAAGTTTTTGATAAGAAAAGAGAATCTGGTGCTTGGACAGTCATAGGACATATAAAAAAGAAAGGTAAATCTACCTTTCATGTTAGAGACGAAAAGACAAAGAAAAGATTTGATGTCAAATTGATGGAACAGAAACAAATCAAAAAAACTATCGGTGTATTTGGTGGAAGATTTCAACCATTTCATAGTGGGCATTTAGCCACATACAATTGGTTAAAAACGCAGGTAGATGAGGTTTACATAACAACATCTAACATCAAACAACCACCAAGACATCCAATGGACTTTAAGGAAAAGGTTCGTCACATGACAAAGATGGGTATAAAGAAGAATAGAATCATACAGGAGAAAACTCCGTATGTAGCAGTTAACCTATTGAAAAAATTTAATCCAGACACAACCGCTGTGGTTTATGCATTTGGGAAAAAAGATGCCGGTCGCCTCAAAGGTGGAACTAAGAAGAGTGGTGGTAAGACTTACTATCAAGACTATAAGAAGAATAAAAACAACTTAGAAGGTTTTGAAACACATGGTTACTATATCACCGCTCCACAGTTCGGTTCGGTTAGTGGAACACAGATGAGAAAACTTTTAGGTGACCCGAAGATTGATGATAGTGAAAGAGAGAAAGCATTCAAAAAAGTATTTGGATACTATGATAAAGGTATCTACAATATGATGACTAATAAGTTTAAAAAGTTATTTGAGTCTTACGATTTAACAGATGAGTTAATAAAAGAATTTTTAATAGAAGCAACTGGTACAACAGGTGGAAACTTAGACGATGGTCCTTCTACATTCTATACGGATTATCCTACATACAAAAAGACTTCTAAAGAATGGTTGGATTCTATATATTCTGATGCTGGTTGGAAAATTCTTGATTATATTTTGGATGACAATGCTAAAAATTCTATAGAAAAAAACTATCATTCTGTCCCACTTACTTTTTTAGATCACGGACAACAAGGTGGTTCTGTAGGAGCTGTAAATAAATACAAAAATTGGATGAGTGAAGTTGTAAAACCATTAGGTTGGCAAGTTGTGAGTTGGATGGGAACTGAAGCCGCTATTAATAATATCATTGGTAGTCTTTTTGCAGCTGGTGCTGATGGTGATGAGTACACAGAAGAAGATTTCAAACTTACTGAAAAGATAAACTTAGACAAAGAAGTTAAACTATTATTAGAAGGTGGGGCATATGGACACCTTAATCATCCGTTTGATGATAAAAATTTGACATTTTCAGATTTTAAAACACTAATTATTAATACACTACAAGGTAAACTTGATAGTGAAGGAGCAGTCACAGAAAAAACAGATGGTCAAAATATAATGGTAAGTTGGAAGGGTGGAAAACTTATCGCCGCTAGAAACAAAGGTCACATCAAAAACCACGGTGCTGGTGCATTAGATATCAACGGAATAAAGAATATGTTTGCTGGTAGAGGTGAGATAGAAAAAGCCTTTGTATATGCTATGAGAGATTTACAGAAAGCGGTTGGTGGTTTAAGTGATGCTCAAAAAAATAAGATATTTGATGAGGGTAAGAAGTTTATGTCTTTAGAGGTTATATATCCTAAGACAGCAAATGTGATACCTTATGATAAATCTTTACTTCAGTTTCATGGAACCATAGAATATGATTCTGCTGGTTCTCCTATAGGTGAGGATAGAGGTAGTGCGAGAGTATTAGCTGGTATGATAAAACAAATAAATCAAGATGTACAGAAAGCGTTTAAGATTGAGAAACCTTTTATATCTAAGTTACCACAAGTAAAGGACTTTAGTAAAAGACAAAGTTACTTCTTAGGTAAGTTAAATAAATTACAGAATGAATTTAACCTAAAGGGTAATAATACACTATCAGATTATCATCAAGCTTATTGGATGGAGTATATTTATAATGCAGGAAAACAATTTAAGTATAATGTTCCAAATAACATATTAGTTAAATTAACTCGTAGATGGGCATTTTTAGACAAGTCTTACAAAATACCACAAATTAGAAAAGATATAAAGAATGAAAAGTTTTTAAATTGGATATTAAAAACAGACAAAATGGATTTAAAAGGGTTACAAAAGAAACATATTAGAGATTGGGAAGTTCTTTTCTTTGAGTTGGGTGCTGAAATATTGAAAAATCTTAGTGATTTTATAGCAGCTAATCCAGATAAAGCAGCTCAACAAATTCGTAAGGATTTAGTGAAAGCAGTTTCAAAAGTCAAAACTTCAAAAGATCCAAAGGTACTAAACACATTAAAAACTCAATTGGATAGATTGAAAGCTATCGGTGGTTTAAAATCTGTAGTTCCGAGTGAAGGTATTACTTTTGTATTTAAAGGAAAGTTATACAAGTATACTGGTGCTTTTGCTCCAGCAAATCAAATCTTAGGTATGTTAAAATTCGTATAGGAGTAGGTTATGGGATATAGTAAAGAGTCAGAAAGACAAAACAAAGCATTAGGAGATTTACTATCTGGTAAAACTCCTGAAAAAAGAGTAATGGTTGGTTACAAAGGTAAAGAACAAGAAAGTGGTGACCAAATCAGTAGACTTTCAGATATTATGAAAGAGGCTAGAATGCCTATGTTTTGTCCTAAGTGTGATGTTATTATGAAAAAAAGACTTGATAATAAGTTTTGGAGTATGTTTGGTCATTGTTTTGATTGTCAGGTAAAAATAGAGAACAAGATGAGAATTGATGGTACATATAAAGAATGGGAAAAAAATAAAATAAAAGAAAACAAAATATCTTTTGTAAAAGAACAAATACAGGCTATAGAAGAATGGAAAGATATGAAAGCTCCTGAATTTTACAATAATGTTGGTGTTAACGAACCAATGTTAGAAAAAGAAAAATGGGATGTTAATGTTGAAAAAATTCAAAAAGAAGCTAAAGAGGCTTTAGAAAAATACACAGAAGTTTTAGAACAATTGGAGAACGAAAAATGAAGTTATGGAAAATAATACTTGGTATCTTAGGAGCCGTTGGTGCTCTTTTTGCTGCTTCTTCAAAGAGTAAAGAAGTAAGAGAACTTAAAAAGGTTATCAACGAAAATAAGAAAGAAGAAAAGAAAGTTGAAAAGCAAATAAAAAAGTTAGAAGAAACTAAAACGTCTTCTAAAAAAGAAGTTGGTAATCTTAAAAGAAAACTAACTAATTCTAAAAAGAAAACTCAAAAGATGCAAGAGGTTTACGATAACGATGAAGTAGAATCAGCTGAAGATTTTTTGAGAAAGTTCGCTAAAAGCAAATGAAGATAGCTGTAAAAATATTAAAATACTTTTTGATATCATTCTTCGTGTTGTCAGTTGCTAGTAGTCAATCTTACACACAAGCTGAAGTATTGGAGATGATAAAAGAAAGAGACTTACAGTGGGAAGGTAAAGTAGACAATGCAAATAATCTAATTGCGTCTCAGAAAGAAGTCATTGATGACTCTGATAAGTTGATAAAAGAATTGGAAAGTCAAGTAAAAACTGATTCTTTACTGCTTTTTAAAAAAAGTGAACAGATTGAGTTGTTGAAAGAAAGAGATGAGGCTAATCAAAAGATGATTAGGTTAGTAAAACCAAGGCTATGGGAACATAGATACCTTTGGTTTGTTGTAGGAATTTACTTAGGGAAGCTATTATGAAACCAGGTGTTCTAAAAGATGTGATAAAAAAAGAGTACTCTAAGTGTGCTAAAGACCCTATATACTTTTTAAAAAAGTATTGTGTGGTTCAGCACCCAATGAAAGGTAAAGTTCCTTTTCATCTTTATCCTTATCAAGAAAAGTCTCTTGCTACATTTGAAGAACATAGATTTAACATCATACTAAAAGCTCGTCAGTTAGGATTATCTACATTGACTGCTGGTTACTCTCTTTGGATGATGACATTTCATCAAGATAAAAACATATTAGTAATCGCAACTAAACAAGATACTGCTAAAAACTTAGTTACAAAGGTTAGGGTGATGCACGCTAACTTACCATCTTGGTTAAAACAAAAATGTACGGAAGATAATAAACTATCTCTACGATATAATAATGGTTCACAGATAAAAGCTGTTTCAAGTGGTGAAGATAGTGGTCGTTCAGAAGCTCTATCTCTACTGATACTTGATGAGGCTGCTTTCATTGATAAGATTGAACCGATATGGGCTGCTGCTTCACAGACACTATCTACTGGTGGACAATGTATTGCACTATCTACACCAAATGGTATAGGTAATTGGTTTCATAAGACTTGGGTTGGTGCAGAAGATGGTAGTAATGATTGGAACTTCATTAAACTTCATTGGAATTTGCATCCTGAGAGGAATGATGAGTGGAGAGCAGAACAAGACAAACTATTAGGCCCGTCATTAGCGGCTCAAGAATGTGATTGTGACTTTCTAACCTCTGGTCAAACTGTTATAGATGGTGTTATACTAGAGGAGTATAGAGAAAAACAGACTCAAGACCCTTTAGAAAAAAGAGGAGTTGATAGTAACCTTTGGATATGGCAACCACCTAACTATACAAAAGATTATGTGTTGAGTGCTGATGTTAGTAGAGGAGATGGCTCGGATTACTCCGCATTTCATGTTATGGAAGTAGAGACTATGGAACAAGTAGCAGAATACAGAGGTAAGATATCAACAAAAGATTTTGGAAACTTATGTGTAAATACAGCAACAGAATATAACAACGCCTTATTAGTAGTTGAAAATAACAATATAGGTTGGGCTACATTACAACAATGTATTGATAGAGGTTATGAAAACCTTTTTTATACAAGTAAAGATTTAAAGTATGTAGATACAGAACATCAAATAAATAATCGATATAGAAACCAAGATAAGAATATGGTAGCTGGTTTTTCTATGACAATGAAGACAAGACCTCTGGTAATAGCTAAATTAGAAGAATATTTTAGAGAAAAGTCAGTAATTGTTCGTTCAAATCGATTAATTGATGAGTTGTTTGTATTTATATATAACAATAATAAAGCTGAAGCGATGCAGGGATACAACGATGATTTAGTGATGAGTTTTGCTCTCACTCTTTGGGTAAGGGATACTGCATTGAGATTACGAAATGAAGGAATAGAACTAACTAAAAGAACTTTAAGTGGTGTAACATCACAGATGATACCACAAAAACCAACCAATCAAACGAACTCTTGGGAAATAGAAGTAGGACCCAACGGAGAAAAAGAATCGTTAGATTGGTTACTTAACTAAGAGGCATAAAAATGGCAGATAAAGATTTATTTTCGAGACTAAAACGACTATTTTCTACGAATACAATTGTTCGTAATATTGGTGGAAGAAAGTTAAAGATTGTAGACACAGGACAATTACAATCTAATGTACAGACTAATTTAGTTGATAGATATAGTAAGTTGTATTCTAATATGCAACAATATGGTTACAATGACCAACTATATCAACAACAACTTCGTTTAGGATTATTTAGGGATTATGAATCAATGGATAGTGATTCCATAATCGCCTCTGCATTAGATATCTATTCTGATGAATCTACTATGAAAAACGAGTATGGTAAGGTATTGGATATTACAACAGATAATGACCAGATTCATGACATACTCCATAACCTATTTTATGATATCTTAAACATAGAGTTTAATCTATGGCCTTGGGTTCGTAATATGAACAAGTATGGTGATTTCTTTTTACAATTAGAGATTACTGATAAGTATGGTATCACAAATGTAACTCCTATGTCTGCTTATGATGTGGCTAGAATGGAAGGACACCAGCCCGATAATCCACAAATGGTTCAGTTTATGCTAACACCACAGGGTGATAGTAGTAGACACTCAGCTAAACAGAAAGACCCAAAGACATTTGAGAACTATGAGGTAGCTCACTTCAGATTACTTTCAGATTCTAATTATGTACCTTATGGTCGTTCTATGTTAGAGGGTGGTAGAAAGGTGTGGAAACAATTAACTCTTATGGAAGATGCTATGTTGATTCATAGGATTATGAGAGCTCCTGAAAAAAGAGTATTTAAATTAGACATTGGTAATATACCACCAGCTGAAGTTGATAACTTTATGCAACAAACAATTAATAAGATGAAGAAGGCTCCTGTTATCGATGAGAAGACAGGTGACTATAATCTTCGTTACAACATCCAAAACCTTACAGAAGATTTCTTTTTACCGGTAAGGGGTGGAGATAGTGGAACTAACATCGAATCACTTAGTGGTTTAGACTATGATGCTGTTGACGATATTGAATATTTAAGAAACAGACTTATGGCTTCTCTGAGAGTTCCAAAGGCTTTCTTAGGATATGAAGAAGGATTGGGTTCTAAAGCTACGTTGGCTGCTGAAGATGTAAGGTTTGCTAGAACAATCGAAAGAATACAGAGAATTGTAGTTAGTGAGTTGACTAAGATTGCTGTAGTTCATCTGTATGCTCAAGGTTATCGTGACCAAGAGTTGGTAAACTTTGACTTAAAACTTACCAATCCATCTACTATATACGAGCAAGAAAAGCTTGAATTGTGGAATCAAAAAGCTTCTTTAGCAGACTCTATGATAAGAGATGGTTTGATGTCAACAGAATGGATTTACAAAAATGTGTTTGGCTTTAGTGACGAAGAAATGAAAGAGAACGATGACCAAATAATTTTTGATTACAAAAACAAGTTTAGAAGACAACAGATTGAAGCTGAGGGTAACGATCCTGCTAAAAGTGGTCAGTCACAAGGTACACCATCTGATTTAGCTATGGGTAGAACAGGTCATGAGTTAGAAGATGAGGGTGGTTCGGAAAAAGGTGGACAACCAGGTGCTGGAAGACCAAAGGAAGCTAACAAATATGGTAAGGATAGTGGAGCTAGAGGTAGAGATCCATTAGGAGCACATGATAAGAAGATGGCTCATGGTGCTGTAGCAACACATCACTATGAAAATCTGTTTAAACATTTAGGTAAAAACGCGAAGACACTACTTTCTGAGTCAAGTGAGTTGGAAAATGAATATAAATCAGAAGTATCTTCCCTTAATACTAAGAAAAATTAAGTTATCATATATTTATATATGAAGAATTATATAAACGATTGGAGTATAATATGAGTTCAAAGACAAAACACTCAAAGATCCGTAATACTGGTATCTTATTTGAGTTGTTGACAAGACAAATTACAGTTGATGTCCTTAATAATGATAAAAAAGGTTCAGCGGCTAATATATTAAAGGAGTTTTTCAATAATAAGACTCAATTAGGAAAAGAGTATGAATTGTATAGAGTTTTGACTGTAGAAAATTATACATCTGAAATAAAAGCTAATCATTTAGTAGATGCTGTAGTAAAGGCTCGTCAAAAACTAAATGGTTCTCAATTAAAAAGAGAAAAATACAATCTAATTAAAGAAATAAAGAAGACTTATAATATAAATGACTTCTTTATGGCTAGGATTCCAAATTATAAAGTAAATGCTTCAATATTTAAAGTCTTTGATTCTAATACTGATGGAAATCCAGCGTCTGAAGTAGATAGTAGGTTCACAATCGTAGAGCATGTAACAAGAAAACAGATTTCTAACAAAAAAGAAGACAAGAAACTTGTTGAGGGCTACAAAAAGCAAGAAAAAGACTTGAGATTACTTGCTTATGGTATATTAGTCGAAAAATTTAACAAAAAGTACAGTTCTTTAAGTAAATCACAGAAAAAACTACTTAAAGAGTACATAAATAACATTTCTAACACCAATTCTCTTAAAGAGTTCGTAGAAACTGAAACAATTAAGGTAAAATCTAAACTCCAATCGTTTTTACCTAAAGTTAGTGATAAAGTTACTAAGATTAAGCTTCAAGAAGCTATTAATCAAGCAGAAACTCTTATGAAGGGAAGAATTGTTGAAGATAAACAAGTAGTTACGCTAATGAGGTATTATCAATTAGTTAAGGAGCTTGAAAATGTCTAAAATGGATAAACTCAAAGAGATAATCAGAGAGTTAATCAAAAGGGAACTTGATGAGGCTTCTACTTCAGCTGCCACACCAGGTTACCAAACACCTTACGCATTTAGTGGTGGTAGAAGTAAAGATAAGAAGAAAAAGAAGAAGATAGCTACAAACTCTACTGGATACAGTAAGGTAAATGAGGGTAAGTATCACGATTATAGAAATGACGATACTTTATCACCAAAACAAAAAATTGGTCGTTCAATGAGAGAGATTAGAGATAGTCTTAACGAATTGAACAAGTTAGTAAAGATGAATGTTCGTCTTAAAAATGAATTAAAAGTTGATTCTAGGTCATATTGGAAAAATACACATAAGGCTTTAAATAAAATAAGTGAGAGGTTAGTAAAACTAGCAAACAAAGTTGGTCAATTACAGTAGCTTCGCTATGGCGTTTGAAGACAAAAAGAAATCCTATATGGATACTCTTTTTAGTATTTCGACTCTGTTAAAAAGATGGCAGGTTGAGATACAAAGAAAAGATGTAGATAAGACTTATATGTTAAGAAGACTTGGACAATGGATAGAACAGTTGGAAAGTCTTAAACATGAAATAATGATGGAGAAAGATTAATGATATCACTATTAGAAATAGCACATAGTATGAATGAGGCTGATGACGATAAGTATGTATCTATCGGTTTTGGTAGGTTCAAACTTAAAGGTAAGGAAGATGACGATGATGCTGATGTCTATGCAAAAACCGACTCTGGTGAGTATGTAAAATCTGCTGACCAAGAGAGTGATGACGATGGTGGTGAAAAAGACAAACCAGAACCACAGGGTAGTAAGTTAAGTGGTAGTGATTTTGAAAGAGATAGTAGTGACAACGAAGAAAGTGATGATGTAGAAATATCAGATGCTAACTCTGGTCCTATCGATACGGATGATATTATGGACATGTTAAAAAATGATTCTGAAGTTGTTGATAAGATGGGCGATGATGTGTATTGGGATGGTATGGATTTAGTTAGTTCAAAGTATGATGATGATACAATAGCATCTATACCTGATGATGCTGATATGACTTTAGGAGATTTGAAAAAACAAATAATGGATTACGAAGAAGAACAAGACGAATCAATCAAAGTAATCGATGGAAAAAAATATAAAGCAATAAAGGAATCAAAAAAGAATCCTCGTATATTAAAAGAAATTTATGAGAGAACATTTAGGAGTTTAAAATGAAACAATTAATCGTAGACTATTTACCATTTGAGGTAGGGCCTGACCAGATAAACGAGGCTATGAAAGAGAACAACGGAAAGTTAGTTGTTAAGGGTGTTCTACAAAGAGCAGATACCAAAAATCAAAATGGTAGGGTATATCCAAGAGAAATTTTAATGCGTGAAGCAAAGAAGTATTCCGATGGATTCGTAAAACAAAAAAGAGCTATGGGAGAACTTGACCATCCTGAATCATCTGTTGTGAACTTACAAAATGTATCACATAACATTACAGATATGAACTTCAATGGTGATGACCTAGTTGGTACAGTAGAAATACTTACAACTCCAAGTGGTAACATACTAAGAGAATTATTTAAGAATGGAATTAAACTAGGTATCTCTTCTCGTGGTATGGGTTCGGTTGAATCTGTTAATGAGGGAGAGACACAACAGGTTGGTGATGACTTTGAACTTATTGCTTTTGACTTTGTTTCTAATCCGTCTACACATGGTGCTTTCCTATATCCAATGAATGAGAGTGTTGATAACAATATTTCAGTTCGTGATACTAAGTATGGTAAAGTAGAAGCAGTCATTAACGATATAATGAGAGGCTAATGTCAAAAAAGAGAGACTATAAAGATGAGTATAAGAAATTTCAATCTTCTACAAAGTCTAAAAAGTATAGGGCAGAATTAAATAAGTACAATCGTAAGAAAGGTACTTATGGAAATGGTGATGGCAAAGACGCCTCACACAAAGGGGGAAAGATAGTGGGATTCGAATCACAATCTAAAAACAGAGGAAGAGCTGAAAAGAGTCGTTTAAAGAAAGAGGCTGTTCTAAATGAAAATCCAGCAGTGATTGCAACTGCAGCTCGTATGGCTATACAAAATGCTAAGGGTAAAAAAGTATCAGTCAATACTGCTCGCCAATCTAAATATGCTAGTACAGACCCATCAGCTCACAAGAAAGCTAAAAGTATATTCCAAAGAATTAAAGATAAGTTTAAAAAGAAAGATGATAAACCTAAAAAGAAATCAGCTCCTACCACAGCAGCTGACTTTCGTAGAAGAAGAAGAGGTGAGTCTATAAATGAGAATGATAAAGTAAAGGTTCTTAAACATCTTATCAAAAGAGGTAATAATCCTAAAGATGCTAAAAGGGATGTTCAAAAACTTTATAATAAAGTAAATAAGATGTATAAGAATGCATCACCATCTAAAAAAGCCGAAATCATTTCTTCTCTATCTGCTTATAAAATGGAATCTGTAAATAAAGCTAATAATATAGATAAGATAAAAGATATTGTCAAGAAAAAACAATTCAAAAGAATCGGTGGAGTTATTATAGACATGCAAACTGCTAATGCTATAATGCAAGTACATAAAGCATTAAGTGGTGCTAATAAAAAGAAGTATGAGAAGTTGTCTATATCAAAGATGGCATCTATTGCATACAAACTGATAAAATGATAAAACTCAAAGACATATTACTAGAACATCCAGACGATTACGCTGATAAAGATGCTGATGATATAATCAAACTTTTGAGAAGAAAACAAAAGTATGACCAGTTTGATGGTATAGGAACAACTGAGGCTAAAGACCACGAAGGTAAGATGGCTAAATCTCAATTAGAACGTTCTATGAAGTATGCAAAAATGATTTACAAAATAGTTGATAATGTTGGTAATGGTGGTGAAGTATCAATGCCAGCTTGGGTTCAGTCTAAACTAACCAAATCTATGGATTACTTACAATCGGTATATAATTACTTAGATGGTAAGGATGGTTTAGAAGATAAATTTCAAAAAGAAAATTCAAAAAAGTAATATTTATATCTAAGGAGATAAATTATGGCTAACATTAAATTAAAAGATTTACTAAACGAAATGACAGTAGCTGGTGGTATTGTTTCTGAAAGTCCTTGGACAAAGAACGAAGAAGAAAAACCATCTATAAATGTAAAAGAATTAGTAGAATCAATTCGTAACTTTAACTCTATAGGTGAATCCATCTATGGTAAAGGTAGCTTAAAAGAAGTAGCTGAAAGTCTTTCATCTATTGCTGAAGGTGCTGCTCAACATACTCTATCTGAAGCAGGTGATATGTTTGATAAGGTTACAGTTAGTCGTAATATGAAAGAACTTACAGGCTTATCAAAGCAATTTGGTAAAGTATCTAGCGAAGCTAACTCTCTACAAGAAAGAATGAGTGGTTTATACGAAGACATGGGTAACATCTTAGGTAGATACTATGAGATTGGTGAAAAGCATGTGCCAGGTCATGATGATGAAGATTCAGAAGACAGAGGTGATATGGATGAAGCTGAAACAATGATGTTTAGAGAAGAAGATGATTACAAAGCATTCTTCAAAAAAGCTATGAAAAAATTTAATGTATCTGATATTGAAGATATGAGTGATGAAGATAAAAAAGACTTCTTCAACTATGTAGATAGAAACTATAAGGCGAAAAACGAAAAAGACTAAGAGGTTAATATGTCAATAAAAGTTGTAGTAAAGAATAATAATATCGAGAAAGCTCTCAGTATATTCAAAAGAAAAGTAAAAGATTCAAACCTTATGTTTGAACTTAGAGAGCGTGAGTTTTACAAAAAACCATCTGCTGTTAGAAAAGAGATGAAAAACAAAGCAAAAGCTCGTAATTATTGGAAAAAAATCAAATTAATGGAAGAAGTTAGTAGAAATAGAGGTAGAAAATATTAATTCCTTATATTTATATATATCAAAACTAAACACACCGTTCCTATCGTATACGGTGTAACCGAAATATAATAATTCTATTATAGTTCCCAATAACTATACTAAATCCTAAATAGGAGAATAATAATGGATGATCTCTTAAAAGAGGCAATTGCTGACGCAAAAGCTGTTCGTGAAACTGCTTTAGAAAACGCAAAGATGGCTTTAGAAGAGGCTTTTACTCCAAGATTACAGAATATGTTATCTCAGAAAATCCAAAACGAAATCGAAGACGAAGATGATGAAAAGAAAGATGAAGATGTTGATTTGGAAGAAAGAGAAGATGATGATGAAGACATGGAAGAAAGAGCCATGAATGATGAAGATGAAGATCCTTCTGATGAGCATTCTGAAGAAGAAATGGATGAGTCTGAAATAATCGAAATCGATGGTGTTAAATATGCACCTGTAGTATCTGAAGAAGAAGACGAAGATGAAGAAGATATGGATGAGATGAAAGATGAAGACGATGAAGACATGGATGAAGATCTTGATTTAGAAGCTGTAATTAAAGAGCTTGAATCTGAACTTGATGAGGCTGAAGAAGTCGAAGAAAGTAAAGAAGAAGTTGAAGAACAATCTAAATCTTCTGGCATTGGTGCTGGTGACAACAAAGTTAGTCAACCAAGTGCTGGTGATGAAGAAGATCCGGGTAAAGGAAAACTCAAAGAGGGTGAAGATAAAGACGACAAAGAGGTTGATGAAGATATCGATCTTGATGAAGTTCTTGCAGCTCTTTCTGAGGAAGAAGATGAAGATGAGAAGAAGGATGAAGTTAAAGAACTTAAATCCGACCTTGAAGAACATCGTTCCGTAATCGAAACACTTCGTGAAAAGCTAAATGAAGTCAACTTGTTAAATGCTAAACTTTTATTCACAAACAAACTATTCAGAAAGCATGGTTTGAACAATGAACAGAAGATGAAAGTCGTTGAGCAATTCGATAGAGCATCAAACCTAAGAGAAGTCAAGTTAGTGTATTCTACACTTGGTGAATCTTTTGGTGCTAGAAAAAATGAAATTAATGAATCTAAGGGAGCTGCTTCAAAGCCAATAGCATCTACCAAACCTGAAAAAGAAGTAATAACTGAAAGTTCAGATTTGAGAGATAGGTTTAAAAAGCTAGCTAACCTTATTTAATTGGGAGACAATAAAATGTCAGATTTAAAAATAAACGATTTGATGAGTGGTCATAACCCTCATCAAGAGCTCCTGTCACAGACTCGTAAGTTAGTTGACAAGTGGGAGCCAACCGGATTATTGGATGATATTGATGACTCCACTAAGAAAACAGGCATGGCTGTTCTTCTTGAAAACCAGGCAACTCAGCTTATTAAAGAAGCTTCGGGTACAGGTACTGGTGGAAGTAAAGAAGAATGGAGTGGTGTAGCTTTACCATTGGTTCGTAGAATCTTTGGTGAAATTTCAGCACAAGAGTTCGTAAGTGTTCAACCTATGAACTTACCATCTGGACTGATTTTCTTCTTGGACTTCAAATATGGTTCAGCTAATCAGGCTAA